CGAAATACCAATCCGTTGCTTGCAGTCGCTGGCCAAATCAACATCTGGCTTTCCTGTGCTGCCGTCCATCGCTGGGAGTTGCGCTGATTGAGCGGAATATTGAATTTCGAACTATTCGCCGTGACTGTGGCACCGGATGCTGTGATGTAGGCAATCGCCGATGAAGTCGTGATGTCGGCAGGATCGATGACTACAGGCGCGTAGGATGTGCCGCCACTAGCCGATGATGTCACCTGAGATACGTCATATTGAATCGGCGTATCCGTCGCGGATGGGGCAGATGCCGCACCCAACAGCAATTCGTAAGCTTTGCCACGTCGCGGGGTAGAACTGGCATAAACCAAAACCCCGTATTGGTTGAAAGCCGCTGATGCGGTCAATTGACCGTTGATGAAGTAGTCGGGGATGGTCGCCTCCTATTCGTTCGTGGTCACAAGTTTGAGCGGTTTTGGTTCTATCATAGTCAGAGGCCGAAGTGGAACCCGATCATTTCCCCAGACGCGGCGAGCATAATCAATTCCTTCAAATGCCCCTTTGAGCATGGCAGCGTCAAGTTCTGCCTGCTTCAGTCGCAGCTCGGCATCCTTCATCTTGGTATCGAGTTCGTTCTGATAGACGTGCATCTTCCGCCCTGCAGGCGTGCCATCTACATACCCATACAACGGCGGTGGGCGCATGATGTCGCTCTCATCCGGAGCACCGACCTTGATTCCCATCGCCATGCACATGACGATGAAATGCTGCATTGCGGGACGCTGATCTTGAAACTCGCCCGGTAGCGTCATGTCTACCCCGTACAGCCCGATTTCCGTCGCACCCTCCGCAATCGCCAGCGCCATCATGTAGGCAAACGTTGAGGTGAAAAAATACAATGAATGCTTCGCGATCATATCATCCAACGGATAAGGGATCGACCGCTTGATATATTCCCGGCTCTGCGCATAAATCGGGAAATCCTGCTCGTTAAGCCAATCGACGTATTTCGAGGCTCCCCATTTGCCAGATTCCTCCCAGCCAAGATCGCCGTGTATTTCAAACCATCGTGTTACCCGTGGCAGAAGTCCAAATGCATTCCCCGGGGAACATGCCCATATTTCCCAATCGCCGTTGGAATAGGGGGCTAGCATGCGGGAGCTGGGGCAGGTTCCGACTAGGGCTATCTTCATGATAACCATCGAATATATAGCCGATGGAAAAGATTAATCACGCGCCATCCATGCTTTCTATCCGCCGGAAGCCAAAAGAATTGATGCCCGTGCTCGCCTCGGCAATATGAACATGAACATTCATGCGTATGTCGCTCCACGATCAGCCAAGCGCCGCGTATCTGCGCCTGAAACACTGTCCATGACGTTTTGTTTGGCCAGCGATCACCAATGACAAAACGACGATACCAAGGAACAGATGATGCAAAATTCATACTGGATTCTCCCCGTCAGGAATTGGCTCAACGCCTATCGGTCGATTATTCGGGCCATAAATAATGCGTTTTTTTACGTTAGCCGCTCTATGGATTTTGTCCGCCGCATCTGCCAGCCGCATAACATTGTCTTGGTGACCTTGTGCCGTCGCGGTCGCCATCGCCGGAGCTGGCATACCAATTTCTGCTGCATGCGCCATGCGCTCCGCTGCGAGCTTCTGCATTTCGAAGGCGTGTCTCTCCCGCATCATCGTCATTTCAAGCTGTAGCTTCTCGATATCGGCCTGATGATTTTGCGTTGCGATAACCTGCTCGCGCTGATCGTTGGCTTGCTGGCTTTGCGCGTCGATCTTGGCCTTGGCTATCTCGGCTTGTGCCTTGGCCGCTTCAGCCGCTCCCTTGGCTTGTTCCGGGTTCTGATGGCCTGCCATATTCGCTTGTGCGGTCTGTGCCAGTTTATCGGCTTTATCCGCATATTCATCAATCGCCGATTCCAGATCGCGGCCGGTGCGGAACTTGCGGACGCCCCATTGCAGCATCTTTGCCAGCAACGGAACGATGGCCGGGTTCTGGGCACCCAACATCTGTGCCGTCTCAAGGAATTTCGTCACCGCCGTGATAAATGCCGTCGAATCAGCCCGTTCCTGCTGAACATCGCCCGCAATCATCGTATCCGTCTCGATATCGATCCGATAACCGCGCGGGATGTCCTGCTTCAAAAGGTCGATGGCCTTTTTGATCCGACCGACAACCTGCAACACCCGAGGTGATAGCAGCGGAGCCATTCCGGGAGCCGGAGGCATCCCCATGGTACCACCGGGCGGGGGCGGCATCATTCCGGGAGGTCCGGGCGGCTGAAATGGCACCATACCGGTTCCGGGAGGTGGTGGCATCGGTCCCGGAGGCATTCCCGGAGGTGGACCGGGAATCGGCATCGGAGGCTGCCCCGGCGGCATAGCCGGTGGCATGGGAGGTCCGGGCGCCCCTAACTGTTGTGGCGGCGGGGCAATCTGCGGCGGCATTCCCGGTGCCATTCCGGGCATCGGAGGGGCTATCGGAGGGGCATCCGGCGCCACGGGCTGCATCGAAGCCGGATCGATACCTTCCTCGTACAAAATACCGGATATTTCGATCAATGTCGCAGGCTGGAAATGCTTAGCAATGACCTCAGCAACCAGTCTGACTATATCCCGCGCGAATCGGCCGACTTCCTCGCGCCGATCCTCGATTCGGGTCTGGCCACCGTTGGCTTTAAGCCGCTGGCCGCCCAATGTTTCACGGGCATCATCGGTTTGGCTTACCAATGCGCTAATTCCAGTGATTCGGTCGAAGTCCTCAAGCACCTTGGCGCGGACCCCGATCAGGATTTGCAGTACCTCCGCCACTTCCTTAACCGGCAGAAGCGAAATCGACCCCGCAACACCGCCCTTTTGCGCCGCCATCGCCCAGTTATCGACCGGAATCAGTTCATTCTCGACCGTTTCATCCAAAAGACGACGTAACGCCTTGTTTGAAGCATCGTAAGTACCGGCAATCTTGCATGCCTTGGCCAAAAGGCTGATTCGCTGTGTTAATTCATCGACCTGATTGGCCTGATCCTGGTATTCCGAGAAATCCGGCACCGGAATCAGCGATTCGTTCGTCATCGTGGCCGATAATGGCTCCGGACACGGAAAGAAATTGCGCAATTCCAATGGGTCTTGCCGACAATCGCATAGCGAATCATACCCGGTCGAAACCCAATAGACCTTGCGATCGGCCTTATTCCAGATTTCGTAGATAATCCGTTTGCGGCTGTTGTGATCGTCAAGCGTATACGGTGCATTATCGCCCGCGATACGATCCCGCATCGACATCTGCGGGTCCGCCATGATCCTGCGGCCGATATCCTCGCCGAATCGTTCGATATTGTAGGTTTTGGACGTGAAAATCCGTTTTCCTACGGCTTGCACTTCCTCCCATGTCCGCGACGTAGACGGAAACATGAGGAAATCCTTCCAGTGGACGTAATCCACCGGAGCCGATTCGCTAATGATCTGCGAACCGGTTTCCTCAAGCTTTTCGGTCTCTTCGCTCTCATCCGGCGGCTGAATTTCACCGCCAGCATCGGTAACATCCGGCTCAACCGATGTCGGAATCGACAATCCCTCGCCTATCTCCGGCTCGTATCGCACCCATAATTGACCACGGCCCGGCAAGAGATAATCATCCCGCGCCCGCCGCATCGACGGATGGAACCCGTTTTCCTGCAATTCATTCCGCAGCGCCCGCTCAAGGATGGTAGCCGACACGCGCCCAATCGGGTCTTTGTCCTGAAATTTCCGTTCGCAAACCGCCTGCGGAACCTTGGCATACACCGCCGGTTTGAGGATTTGCACTGATGACCAAAGCAGGTTCAACCGACGTTGGCCGTTCTGGTCCGCCATCGTACGCTCGTCACGATAGCGCTTCAGGATGTTCTCGCCGCGCTTGTACCAGTTCTCCTGTGCCTGCTCGACGGCGTGAATCTCGCCCTTCCAATACTTTGCCATCCGCTGGGCTTCTTGGGCGTCGTCCATGATGGGGTCGCGGCCGGTGTCCTCCGGTTCGTCGTCCGGCATTGGGTCGCGGTCGTCTTCCACCATGGCCATTTACTTACAATCCGTCATAAGTCTGCCCGTAAACCCGCGTCCTTTGAACATCAATTGGCGACATCACATTTACATCTTTTCCGCCCCAACTAACGCCGGGATTTATCTGTCTAATAACTCCAGTGCTCGGCTGCGATCTGGGCAACCCTCCCTGCTGCAATATGTCAAGCCAAGTTGGAGCCACAGTAGGAGGTGCTGGAGGTTGTGTAGTTTGAATGCCATTGTTAGGTGGAATCCCCATGAGTCCATGCATCATCGCGTTTTGCTGGAGTATCTGTGCATTATAGGCTTGCATCGTCCCATCGGCATCATCATTTGAATCAGCCGGATTGACCGAAGCCATTAGCTAAATCCTCTTATACGGCACAAACTTTGTATCGCGCGGCTTGTCGAAATCCCCCATCACATCCTTGATCTGCAATTGATTGTCCGGGCCAACTGTCATGATGCGGCCTTTGTCGGGGTCGCCTTGCGGTCTGGAGTATGGACGAGACATACATGCATACCGAATTTCATCGCCACAATGGTCCTCGCCAGAGGAATCGACATCTTCGATCCGGTTCTTATCATGCTGAAGGGCCGGTAACGTCCTGATACTATCGACGCAATTCGGGAAAAAGTAAATCATCGGTTCCCCATCTTGCCCAATTAGACGAGCGCGAACCATATCCCATCCACCAATTGCATCATTCTTGGCTGTGCGCGCAACGCTGGCTCCTATCCAATGTTGATAATAGGGGTCTCCAGCCATACGCTCTGCCAACGATGGTCCGCTTCTTTCCTGAAAAAGATCGGTGCCAGCCACGCGATAAGCCATCCGAGGCCGTCCCGCATCGTTCCTAGGCTCGTGCGTTTCACGCTCCGATATACCGCTCGCTATCTGCTCAATCGTAAGTTTAAGACCTGTGTTATTGTGCATCGATTCGCCATGCTCATCGACTTGGCAGCCATACCATTCGCGGTATCTGACGAGCGCCCCGCGCGGCAGATTATTCTTATACTGATAGCGTGGATTGAAATTACTCGGCATATTGTCCGGCAAAATATCGAATTTGTCCGGGACAATTGCCCACCATCCAATCGAAAATGGACTTGCTCCGCCCCAATCCATCGACGTAAACCGCGTCCAATGCGCCGGGATAATGAACTGATCAATAACATGCTTGCGTTCGTCCCATTCATCAAAGAACGCGCCTTCAATGATATCCCAATTTCCTAGTAACCACGCATCGACGAGACGAGCGTTGCCGACCATTTGCAGGCGCGCGACGTACTGCGGATTATTGTTATATCGGTTGTCAGTGATTTTGCTCGGGATGAATACGCGCTCTAGTTCGTATTCCTCCTTGGTAAATGGATTCACAAACTTGGACTTGATAATCTGCATGCCGCGTGGTGCTGGCATGATATATCGTTGTTTGATCCACAAATGACCTGGGCCGCCTGGATTTCCGGTCGCGCGAAACCCGCAACGAACTTTTGGATT